GACTAGGCCGCACGATAAGTGCCCCACAAAAAACCTTCAGCCTGAGGCTAAAATTAGAGTACATGGTGGTCACAACCAACCTCGCTCTACGCCAAAAAGTGCTGTAGTTACCTCACTCATCTCTGGTGCAGTGAAGGAAGTCATGAAGATTGAGAAGAAACATGGACCCCCTAAAGGTATGGGGGATGCGCGTCATAAGGTGTTAGACCTCGAAGGAAAGGTCGATACGGCATCTAAGTTTGACGTTGATTTGTCATCTAAAGCGTATGTAGATTATTGCGCGAAATTGGATACCATTCCTAAAGAGGAATTGAAGAAGGTAGGAAAGATTTCGGATGATGCGAACCTAGCCGGTATGGACGGAGTTTTAGGCATTAATGCTATTAATTTCTCCACATCCATCGGGTTCCCTATGAAGGGGCCCAAAACACAACTGGTGAAGGAAAGCGATCGCAAGGTGGAAGGAATTTCCTGTCCACGCGATGTAGATCCCATGATTTTGGAGGAAGTGGCAAAGTTGGAAAAGAAACTCTTGAATGGAGAGTCAATTAATGCCATTTTTAAAGGGTCTCTCAAGGACGAGCCCACAAAACTCAACAAGGACAAGGTTAGGGTGTTCGCTGCGGCGAATTTCCCATTTGTCTTCCTAGTACGCAAGTATTACTTGTCACTAGCAGCACTGTGCCAGCGCAATAAAAATGTGACTGAATGTGCAGTGGGAACGGTTGTACAGTCCCCGGAATGGACTGAGTTGTTTGAACACATTGGAAAACACGGATGGGACCGAGCCATTGCTGGAGATTATGCCAAGTTTGATGGGCGAATGAGCCCTCAGTTTATGCTCATGGCATTTAAGTTGTTGATCCATTTGGCTGAGAAGTCGGGAAACTATGAGAAGGATGATCTTACCATTATGCGTGGTATTGCGTCGGAAATCTCTTACCCCACATATGATTATTTTGGCACTTTAGTGCAATTCATGGGGTCTAACCCGTCAGGTCACCCGTTGACTGTTGTTATTAATAGTTTGGTGAACTCATTATATATGAGATACACGTATTATTCCATTGCGAAGAAGCGCAGGTGGTGGCGTGTTCCAAGGTTTGATCAGGTCGTGTCGTTGATGACATATGGAGATGATAATATTATGACGGTGGCCAAAGGATATGATGATT